GAGTTTGATGAAGAATTAGATCAGATGTTATTTTATCTACCTCTTGCAGGTTCAGCCTTTAAAAAGATTTATTATGACGAAGCTTTAGGTAGGGCAGTTTCTAAGTTTGTTGCCCCAGAGGATCTTATTGTTCCATACTTCACTACTGACCTAGAAAACTGCCCTCGAATTACAAATGTAGTAAAAATGCCTGAAAATGAGGTAAAAAAACTACAAGCTATGGGTTTTTACCGTAAGGTTGAGGTTGGTACCGCCGATAATGAAGAATATAGCCAAGTACAAGAAGAGATTGACGAGTTATCAGGCTTAGAACCATCCTACGATATGGGTGAAGTATCGGTTTTATACGAAATACACTGTAATTTAGATATTGACGGCTTTGAAGACGTAGATGAAAACGGTGAAATGACAGGTGTAAAACTACCATATATCGTTACTATAGACACAAATACTAATAATATCCTTAGTATTTACCGTAATTATAAGGAAGAAGACCCTTTCCGTAAGAAAATAGAGTATTTTGTGCATTTTAAGTTTTTACCAGGCCTAGGATTCTACGGTTTTGGTCTAACTCACATGATTGGAGGCCTTTCAAAGGCTTCAACCAGTATTTTAAGGCAGTTAATAGACGCTGGTACCCTTGCAAACCTACCTGCAGGCTTTAAAACGCGTGGTATTAGGATACGTGACGAGGATACGCCTATACAACCAGGAGAATTTAGAGATGTAGACGCTCCAGGTGGTTCTTTACGTGAATCTATCCAACCTTTACCCTTCAAAGAGCCAAGTGGTACTTTATTAAACCTGTTAGGCATATTAGTTAATGCAGGACAAAGATTTGCCTCTATTGCAGAGATAAATGTAGGCCAAGGTAATCCAAATGCACCAGTTGGCACAACTTTAGCCTTGTTAGAACGATCAACCAAGGTATTATCAGCCATACACAAAAGATTACATAACTCACAAAAAAAGGAGTTTCGTATTCTTTCTAACGTATTTCAAGAATATTTACCGCAAGAATATCCATATAACGTGGCAAACGCTAACAATACTATTAAATTAACAGATTTTGATGATAGAGTAGATATATTTCCAGTATCTAACCCAGATATATTTAGTCAATCTCAACGTATAGCTATGGCACAAGAAATGATGCAGTTAGTTCAATCTAATCCAGAAGTACACGGGCCATCAGGTATATATGAGTCGTACAAGCGTATGTATGCAGCAATAGGGGTAGATAATATAGAACAAATATTAGTGCCACCCCCACAAACTGAGCCAAAGCCTTTGGAGGCTGGTTTTGAAAATAATCAATTATTGCTAGGAAATCCTGCAAAAGCGTTCCCTGAACAAAATCATGATGCACATATAGCTACTCACATGAGCTTACTCAATACACCACCCGTACAAATGAACGCACAAGTTCAAGCTTTAGTGCATGCACATATCATGGAACATTTACAAATGAAGTCTGACATATTGGCTCAAGAACAAATGCCACCAGAGGTATTACAACAGTATCAACAGATTCAACAGCAAGCTCAACAGGTTAGTCCAGCTGAGCAAGGTGTCTTGATGCAACAAGCAAATAGTATTATTGCTCAGTTTTCTGCACCTATTATGTCGCAACTTATTCAAGAATATACTTCTAAAATAACTTCACCAGAGGATGAAGATCCATTAGTTGCAATTAGAAAACAAGAGCTTGCACTAAAAGGTCAAGAGTTAGCAATAGAACAACAACAGTTTGTAGCCCAAGAAAGACGTAAAGAACAAGACTCTGCAAGAAGAGCAACTATCGATAGAGAAAGAATACAAGCCTCTGAAGAAATAGCAGAAATGCGTGATGATACCGCTAGAGCTAGGCTAGATCAACAACGTATGTTGAAAAATTTAGATTTAATGAATCGTAATTAATTCTTGCAAAATTATTTTTTAGTATTCATAATACAAAACATGATTAAACGAACAGAAATAAATCAACAAAAAACACCTACTGTAATGAAAAACAAAAATCCTTACAGTAACAAAGGAAGCGTATCGCTAAAAACTAACCAAGGAACTTTTGATACCAATACAACACCTAAGCCTGGTATGGGCAAAGGTAAATCCAGAGGTATGGGTATTGCTGAGTTTGGTGGTAAGTTTTCTGGTGTTTATTAATGGATTCAGTTTGGCTGGCAAAAAAATTTCTTAAAGAGATAGCAGCCAGAAGAGAAGATACTAAGGATGCCATGTTATCTGGCTGTAGTGATTTTTCTCAATATGAATTTTTGCGTGGGCGTTACAGTTCTCTCGCTGACGCAGAAAATATTTTTAGAGAACTGCTAGGGAAAAACATACAAGATGACATCAAAGATACAGGTTCCTGATCACATAGCAAAAGAAATAGAACAAGAGCAAGCTCCAGTTAAAGAAGAAACAAAAGCTCCTTATGTAAAAGAAGAAGCACGGGTATTAGACCCAACACTTATAGAAAAACCAATTTTAGAACGTATGCCACAACCTACTGGTTGGCGTATTCTGATACTACCTTATGCAGGTAAAGGTGTTACAGATGGTGGTATACAGCTAGTACAATCTACAGTTGATCAACAAAGGTTATCTACCGTTGTTGGTTATGTGGTAAAAATGGGGCCAGACTGTTACAAGGATAAATCCAAGTTTGACGGTCCTTGGTGTCAAGAAAAACAATGGGTATTAATAGGCAGATATGCTGGTGCTCGTTTCAAACTCGGAGATGAATCGGAATGTCGGATCATTAATGATGATGAAGTTATTGCAACCATCCTAGATCCTAGTGATATTCTTGCAGTATAAGGAGAATAAATGGCAGAAGAAGCATTAAATGAAGAGGTAGTAGAAGAAGAAGGGGAGGTAGTTGAACTAGAAGAATCTAATCAAGAAGAATCTAGTGAAGTTCAAGAACCTGCTGTAACAGAAGTAGAGCCAGAGGTTGTTGAAGAGACAACGGCACCAGAAAAAAGCGAAGAAGAGTTAGTAGATTATTCTGATAAAGTACAAAAAAGAATAAATACATTAACTAGAAAGTTAAGAGAGGCTGAAAGAGGTCAAGACTCTGCATACGAATATGCTAAAACAGTTGCAGCAGAAAATGAAAGACTAAGAACTACAGCACAAACCTTACAACAAACTACCTTTGATGAGTCCGCTACTAGATTAGAGTCACAAAAAGCACAAGCTCTAGCATCTTTGCAAAAAGCACATGAAGTAGCAGATTATGAAAAAGTAGCACAAGCTCAAGACGTATTAGCTAAAATAGCGGTACAAGAACAAAAAGTACAAGAAGGTAAATTAAGGATGGAGCAAATACAACAAGAGCCCGTCCCTCAACCTACACAACAAGTTCAACAACAACAACCTATGTTTAATTCTAAGATGCAATCTTGGATAGACAACGGTAATAATTGGTTCTTAGACAATGCTGTTATGCACGAGTCAGGGACACAAATTCACGAAGATTTAGTTACTGAAGGATTTGTCGTTGAAAGTGATGAATACTTTGCTGAGGTAGATAAAAGAATTAGGGTTAAACACCCTGAATATTTTAACGAGACGGTAAAAGCAAAGCCATCACAAAAGGTGGCTTCAGCAGGTAGAGTAAGTGGACAAGCTGGTAAAAAACAGATAAAGCTCTCTCCTAGTGAAGTTCAAATGGCAAAAAAACTTAACGTACCTTTGAAAGAGTACGCAAAATATGTTAAAAGGTAACTTATATGACAGATAATACTGACAATCAAAACAGAACACCACGTTCTGCCGACACTCGAGCTGATACAGAAGCTCGCAAACCTTGGAGCCCACCTTCTATGTTGGATACTCCTCCTGCACCTGACGGTTATACCTACAGGTGGATCAGAGCCGAACTCGTAGGCCGTGAAGATCGCAAGAATATAACCTCAAGATTGAGCGAAGGTTTCGACCTAGTTCGAGCTTCAGATTTAGATGATTCTTTAGCTGATCGTTATGATGCCCTCGAAGAAGGTAGACATGCAGGAGTAATATCACGTGGAGGTTTGTTACTGGCTAAGATTCCTAATGAGACGCGTAATGAGAGAAACTCCTACTATCAGAACGCTGCTAGAACTCAACAAGACGCTGTTGATAATGACTTACTCAAAGAATCAGATCCTAGCTCTCCGATTTTGAATCCAGAGAGAAGTAGCAAAGTAACTTTTGGCGGTGGTCAACGAGATTGATCACTAATATTAATTTTAAATATATAAAGGTGATTTATTATGGCTAACAAAAATGCCCCCTTTGGTGCAAGACTTGTTGGTGCTCTTGGTTCAGGACCTATGACAAATGGTATGACTGAATACGAGATCGCTTCAGGTGCATCTGGGAATATTTTTTCAGGCGACTTAGTAAAAATGACCAACACAGGTACTATTTTAGTAGCTGCTGCTGGTGATGAACCCCTTGGAGTATTTAGAGGTTGTAAATTTACTGATACTAACGGTGATGTAGTTTTCAAATCTCATTTCCCAAGTGGTACTGTATCGTCTGATATTGTTGCATTTGTGCATGATGACCCACACGCTGTATTTGAGATTCAAAGTGCAGGTTCTCCAGCTCAAACTGATGTCGGTTTGAACGCAGATATTTCCTATAGCACAGGATCTACCAAAACTGGTATGTCCGCTATGGAGCTATCTGGAACAACAGCAGCTACAACTGCTACATTCAGAATCATGGGCTTTTCAAGTGATCCAGATAACAGTACGACAGGTTCAGCAAACGTAAATGTGATTGTTAAGTTTAATGAGCACTTCTATATCGACCCAACAGGAGTATAAATAATGGCAATAAATAGATCGCAATTAGCGAAAGAACTAGAGCCAGGTCTTAACGCCTTGTTCGGTATGGAATATGCCCGTTATGAGGCCGAGCATCTAGAGATTTTTGAAACAGAATCTTCAGACAGAGCATTTGAAGAAGAAACACTAATCGTAGGATTCGGTAACGCAGAAGTAAAATCAGAAGGTAGTGGAGTCAGATTTGACAACGCTAACGAAGGTTATACATCACGTTACACCCACGAAACAGTGGCTCTTGCTTTCGCACTTACTGAAGAAGCAATTGAAGATAATCTTTATGATAGACTTGGTGCAAGATATACCAAAGCCCTAGCAAGATCTATGGCAAATACAAAGCAAATCAAAGCTGCAGCGGTACTAAACAACGCGTTTAGTGTAGCAGGTGGTGATGGTAAAACTTTGATTGCAACTGATCATCCGCTTGGTGGTGGAGGTTCTTTAGCAAATAGAGCCACAACTATGGCAGACTTGAATGAGACATCTCTTGAAGATAACCTTATTGGAATTTCTACATTTACTGATGATAGAGGTTTAAATATAGCTCTTAAAGGAATGAAACTTATAGTCCCGCCACAGCTTGTGTTTGTTGCTGACAGACTACTACAAAGCCCAGGCAGAACAGCCACTTCAGATAACGATATTAACGCTATCGCTAATATCAATAGCATGTTACCTGAAGGCTATGTAGTTAATCATTACCTAACTGATACAGACGCATACTTCATCAAAACTGACTGTCCTGATGGATTTAAGTATTTTGAAAGAAGTCCTATGCAAACTGCATTAGAAGGTGATTTTGATACTGGCAACATGAGATATAAAGCTAGAGAAAGATATTCTTTCGGTTATTCAAACTTTAGAGCCGTTTTCGGTTCTCAAGGAGCTTAAAGGAACGATTTATTGTAGCGTTTCTCACTCAACTACAATTTTTAAGGGAGCTTCGGCTCCCTTTTTTTTGTTGATTACTTTGTTTAGTGGGTGTAAACTCAAGGTAGTTTTAAATTAATTAGCTTAATGAGGATCGATTCGATTTCCATTAATACAAGTAAAGGAGTTCATAATGGCTAATCCACATTTTCAAAACTTAATATTATGGGCAGGTAATACTGTTGCTACGGAGCACAAGAAAAACCAGCCTATGTTCGCACCATATCCATCAGACCAAACATTTTATATGTATCATAATGACTTTTTTACATATAACTCTGGCGATTGGACTATAACAACTACTGAGGCTGGTACTGGTAGTGCATCTGAAGCTGTAACTTCACAAGCAGGCGGAGCTTTATTGCTTACTAACGCTGCTGGTGATAACGATTTAGACTTTTTACAATTAAAAGGTGAAGGGTTTAAACTAAGCACAAGTAAGAAAGCATACTTTTCTGCTAGATTTAAAGTAAGTGATGTAGATCAGTCAGACTTTGTTATGGGTCTTGGAATTACAGATACCACACCTCTTGATACTACAGACGGTGTTTTCTTTATATCAGCAGACGGTGATGCAGGGTTAGATTTCTTAGTTGAGAAAGATAACAGTGCAACAACTACAGAAGATGTAGCAACTATGGCAGATGACACATTTATTACAGTAACCTGGTTTATAGATCCAGATGCTTCAAAAGTGTTCTATTCTGTAAATAACGCTGCACCAGTAGGTGTTGTAAACACTAATTTACCTGATGATGAAGAATTAACCGTATCATTTGGTATTCAAAATGGTGAAGCAGCAGCTAAAACTATGACTATTGATTACGTTGTAGCAGCAGTAGAAAGATAGGAGTAAACAATGGCAGATACAGTAACTTCACAAACCATTCAAGATGGTGAAAGAGTCGCAGTATTAAAGTTTACTAATGAATCTGACGGTACTGGTGAATCTTCTGTTAAAAAGGTTGATGTTTCAGCACTAACCACTAACAGTGCTGGTGAATCTTGTACTGGCGTATCAATTGCACGTATTTATTGGGCAACTAGAGGTATGGGTGTTGATATTGAGTTTGACGCTTCAACTAACGTACTAGCTATACCATTACCAGCTGATAGCACAGGTGATGAATACTATGACGATAGATTTAGTGGCATACCAAATAACGCAGGTTCAGGCGTGACTGGAGATATTGATTTTACAACTGTAGGCCACTCAAGTGGTGATGCTTATTCAATCATACTTGTTTTGAATAAGAATTATTAATGAATGGCAGAGTACAAAGGCAAAACCGTAACTCTTAATAAACCAAGGGCTATCCGAAAAGGTAGCCCTGGTTATGGCAAGAAACGTAAAGAAGTTTTTGTAAAAAATCCCGCAACAGGTAAAGTTAAGCGTATTGCATTTGGTGACGCTAAATTAGGTATGCACAAAAACGATCCCAAACGTAAAAGATCATATTGCAAAAGAAGTGAAAAGCTTGGTAATGACCGTATGAAGGCTAATTATTGGGCTAGAAGAGATTGGGATTGTTAAATGGCAAAAAGACGCGATCCCAAAGTTGGAACAGGTAAAAAACCTAAAGGTAGCGGTAGAAGGCTATATACAGATGAAAATCCTAAAGATACCGTATCAATAAAGTATAAAACAATACAAGACGCTAAAGATACAGTAAAAAAGGTAATAAGAACAAAAAAACCATTTGCTAGATTAATCCAAATATTAACAGTTGGTGAGCAACGATCTAAATATGGTGGTAAGCCAAGACAAGCTGAAATATTTAGAAGAGGTAAAGATACCATAAGAAAGAGGCATGGTAGAATTAAATAATGTATCCTGTATATAACAAATTTTATTACAAACCTTTACCAGATTGTATAGAAGTAAAAAAAAGTCCTATAGAAGGTTTTGGGCTGTTTGCAGTAGATAATATTAATGAGCATTTTGATTTAGGTATGTCACATATAAAAGTTCCAATTATTCAAGGATACATCAGAACTTCTATAGGTGGTTTCTTAAATCACTCAGAAAACTCTAATTGTTATCTTAGTGAAGAATTAGACTGGGATGATTACAGAGTTTATAACGTAATAACATCAAAAAAAATTAGTGTTGGCGAGGAGCTTACGCTAAACTATCACTTAGACGGATTAAATTATGGCAAAGAAAGCAAAGAGTAAAGGTAAAATATGCCCAGAGGGTAAGGCTTGGGCAAAAAGAACATTTGATGTTTATCCATCTGCGTACGCAAATTTAGCTGCTTCTAAATATTGTAAAGACCCAAATTACGCGAAAAAAGCTAAAGGCGGTAAAAGAAAAGGCAAACGTTTTGG